TCCAGGTGCCTCTGTAGGCTGTGATAACGAGAGTTTCTTTACGAAGCTCTTCAACTCGCAGATAACTTACACACACCCACACCTGCTGGCCCTTTACAGGGCTGCCATCTCTACCTCTGACACCTGGTCCGCTGCTGAAGAGCAGAGACATAGGCGGTTCGGAGAGAAGTTGGTATCGGGTAATAAGCTATTTTTTGTCGCAAAGACATCTGAGATTGCGCGAACGTGCTGTACCGAGCCATTGCTGAACATGTTGATGCAACGGCCCTCGGTGCCTTCCTCGAAACCTGCCTGCACAAATCTTTTGGCATAAGCCTTGAGACTCAAGCAGAATGGAATCGTGAGTTGGCGCGCGTCGGATCAGAGACTGGTGCCTTTGGCACCATGGATCAGATTTCGGCGAGTGATAGCATTTGGTGGTCCCTCGTTCAGCGGATCATGCCAAACAATATCTTAGGATATATGCGGCTGTTTCGTTGTGAACGCACTGTTCTTCCAAGCGGTGTGGAGATGGATCTCAAGATGGTTTCTACGATGGGGAACGGTTTTACGTTCCCCTTGCAGACTCTCATCTTCGCCTGCGCAGTTAGATCTGTGTACCAGCTGATGGGCCTTCAATCAGCTTGTCCCAAGACCCAGTTCGGAGTATTCGGCGATGATATTATTGTGCGCACCTGTGCGTACAATTTCTTAGCCAAAATGCTTTCAAAGCTCGGGTTTCAGGTGAATGACTCTAAGTCATTCAGTACTGGATCTTTCCGCGAATCTTGCGGCCATGATTGGTACGCTGGACACTTTGTCCGCGGCGTCTATATCAGAAGCCTAGAGACGACTCAGGACGTGTACTCTGCCATTAACAGACTGAATCGATGGTCTGCGATGGCTGAAGTCCGCCTAAACAATACGATCAGTTTTCTCCTTAGGTTTGCGGAGCGTAAGCACCGCGTGCCTTTTTCAGAGGCGATTGATTGTGGAATCCAAGTTCCTTTTGAGCTCACGAGGCCTAAGCTCGATGACAACTACTGGTTTACCTACCGTAAGGTGGTTCGCCAGAAGCGTCAGCGGCAGGTCCCGCGAACTTTGGAGGAGTCACGTGCCCTTGGCTATGCTCATTACAACGAGTACGGCTGGGGCGTGACATACTTGGGCGGGTTTGCACGTAGTGAAGAGAGACCTTTAATCGACGGAGGAGGGGCTTTTGCCACCCTTCCTTTTAACATACCGAGAGCGTTTCTTACGCTCAGGGATGTTGATGGGTCTACTCGTATAAAAGTGGTCCGTTGTACTATCCCTTATTGGGACTGGCACGGACCCAAAGGCCTGATGAGTTTCGATTGGAGTAAGCCGTTTAATTACGACCCATACCTTTCTGACCCGTTTAGGTTCTTTAGCTATGGTTCTTGGAGAAGAACTGTAGCGTCTAACTTCGGTATTTCACCGAGTTAAGG